ATGCTGGAACAAATGGGCATTGCCGCGAAGCAAGCCTCGTATAAATTAGCGCAACTCTCCAGCCGCGAAAAAAATCGCGTGCTGGAAAAAATCGCCGATGAACTGGAAGCACAAAGCGAAATCATCCTCAACGCTAACGCCCAGGATGTTGCTGACGCGCGTGCCAATGGCCTTGGCGAAGCGATGCTTGACCGTCTGGCACTGACGCCCGCACGGCTGAAAGGCATTGCCGATGATGTGCGCCAGGTGTGTAACCTCGCCGATCCGGTGGGGCAGGTAATCGATGGCAGCGTACTGGACAGCGGCCTGCGTCTTGAGCGTCGTCGCGTACCGCTGGGGGTTATTGGCGTGATTTATGAAGCGCGCCCGAACGTGACGGTTGATGTCGCTTCGCTGTGCCTGAAAACCGGTAATGCGGTGATCCTGCGCGGTGGCAAAGAAACGTGTCGCACTAACGCTGCAACGGTGGCGGTGATTCAGGACGCCCTGAAATCCTGCGGCTTACCGGCGGGTGCCGTGCAGGCGATTGATAATCCTGACCGTGCGCTGGTCAGTGAAATGCTGCGTATGGATAAATACATCGACATGCTGATCCCGCGTGGTGGCGCTGGTTTGCATAAACTGTGCCGTGAACAGTCGACAATCCCGGTGATCACAGGTGGTATAGGCGTATGCCATATTTACGTTGATGAAAGTGTAGAGATCGCTGAAGCATTAAAAGTGATCGTCAACGCGAAAACTCAGCGTCCGAGCACATGTAATACGGTTGAAACGTTGCTGGTGAATAAAAACATCGCCGATAGCTTCCTGCCCGCATTAAGCAAACAAATGGCGGAAAGCGGCGTGACATTACACGCAGATGCAGCTGCACTGGCGCAGTTGCAGGCAGGCCCTGCGAAGGTGGTTGCTGTTAAAGCCGAAGAGTATGACGATGAGTTTCTGTCATTAGATTTGAACGTCAAAATCGTCAGCGATCTTGACGATGCCATCGCCCATATTCGTGAACACGGCACACAACACTCCGATGCGATCCTGACCCGCGATATGCGCAACGCCCAGCGTTTTGTTAACGAAGTGGATTCGTCCGCTGTTTACGTTAACGCCTCTACGCGTTTTACCGACGGCGGCCAGTTTGGTCTGGGTGCGGAAGTGGCGGTAAGCACACAAAAACTCCACGCGCGTGGCCCAATGGGGCTGGAAGCACTGACCACTTACAAGTGGATCGGCATTGGTGATTACACCATTCGTGCGTAAATAAAACCGGGTGATGCAAAAGTAGCCATTTGATTCACAAGGCCATTGACGCATCGCCCGGTTAGTTTTAACCTTGTCCACCGTGATTCACGTTCGTGAACATGTCCTTTCAGGGCCGATATAGCTCAGTTGGTAGAGCAGCGCATTCGTAATGCGAAGGTCGTAGGTTCGACTCCTATTATCGGCACCATTTAAATCAATAAGTTACACATCATTAGTACCTTCCTTATTTCTTGACTGGGACAAATTTGGGACCGATGGGTTCAGAATCGAGTCTATTTGCCGTGCGTGTTCGGTAAGGTGATTAGGTGCGAGGTGAGCATATCGACGAACCATTTCGATAGACTCCCAGCCTCCCATTTCCTGTAACACTGATAACGGGACTCCGGCTTGAACCAGCCAACTTGCCCAGGTGTGTCTCAAGTCGTGAAATCTGAAATCATCAATACCTGCTCGTCTCAGCGCCGCTTTCCAGGCTGTGTTTGCGTCATACCGCATCTTCCTGACTGTTGGCGCTTTCGTTCCGTCTGGTTTGGTACAGCTTTCCTTATACACAAATACCCAACGGTGATGATTCCCGATTTGTTTTTTCAATACGCGACATGCAGTATCATTCAGCGCAACGCCAATTGCGCGGTTTGATTTACTCTCTTCCGGGTTTATCCATGCCACCCGGCGCTGCATGTCTATTTGTTGCCATTCAAGGTTGATGATGTTCGAGCGTCTTAAGCCTGTTGCAAGTGCAAATTCAACAACAGACTTTAATGGCTCCGGACATTCATCAATCAGCCTTTGTGCTTCATGAGGCTCCAGCCAGCGGATCCGTTTATTCTTTGGTTGAGGCACTTTAATAATTGGTGCCTTATCCAGCATTTTCCATTCACGCTCTGCGGCTCTTAGCAGGGCCTTTATAAATGAAAGATGCGTAGCCTTCGTTGCAACGGACGCTGGTTTTGGCGTGTATTCTGGAACAGGTTTCCCTTTTTTTCTGCATGCTTCTGCCCTGAGTTTCCAGTTTTCCTCATGACGCCGGTTCGTCATTTTCTGCATTGCTGAATAAATTTTTGATTCAGTAATGTCTCTTAGTTGCATTCCTGCGAAATGTTGAAGCCAGAATCCGATCCGGCTTTTGTCATCGTCCAGTGATTTTTTATGTGCTTTCTCTTCAAGCCACCTGACACACGCTTCCTCGAACGTTATATCAGGAATTTCACCAAGTTTGCTGACCCGCCATGCTTCAGCCTTTAGCTTGTCATGGAGTTCTGTCGCCTGCCTTTTGTCCTTTGTTCCAAGAGACTGTTTAAATCTTTTACCGTTCGGCAATGTGAAACTGGCGTACCATATTTCACCTCTGCGGAAGAGTGACATTTTCTTTCCTCTGTTATGCCATCACCCGCGCTCACCTGGACAGTATGCAGCGGAGACTGAAGCGCCGCAATGCAGGCTTGTCGTGTTGTGAGGTAAGGAGATTTATTCTTAGTGGGATCTTTGCGTGTTGCCTGCAGACGCCCTGTGCGTATCCAGTTAATGGCAGTCGGTCTGGATATCTTGAGAAAATGACAGGCCTCATCTAGCGTGAGGCTGTATGGTTCCATTATTTCACCTCTTGCTGTGATATTGTTGAAAAATGAATGCCAGCTCGTTGTTGCCAGACGATCCAACCGAGAGTCATATCCCATGCCATGTATTCGTTATCGCCGTTTTTTGCTCTCCGACTATCTACTAAGCCACCGAAACGTTTTTCCATAAATAATTCATAGGATTCGCGTTCATCTGGCTCTACTTCCAGAGATAGGAGTGCGATTTCATAAGCACGGCGCTCAATATCGTCTCGCACGTCAAGGCTGCTGATACGCTCTTTGATTTCTTTAATCAGTTCTTTGTCGGTAAAAGTGGTCATTATGCTCCAGCCTCCGGTGCTTTTGGCATTACTGCCCAGTGAGTGATATTGACGTTTTCAAGGTCCCCGACCTGAAATGTCCACTGCCAGTCTCCGGTTTCTTTTTGTCCCCAGGTGTACCAGAGAGAACGCCAGCCAATTAGCCAGCCTTCTCCGTTAGCATCGAATAACAAAACACTTTCATTTGCTGGTGGCAGTTCAGTTGACACTGGTATTACTTTGTTTTCCAGTGCCGCACATTTAGCTTCAAGCGCATCGAATTTACGCACCAGGTATTCAGCATCCGTTTCATTCACTTTCAGATCTCGCGGTACACATTTCCCGCGAAGAAACCCTTCCATTTCGAAAACATTCATGCGCATTTGCGTAACTCCGATAACTCGTTAAAACGTTCCATAAACATCCCGTAGGCATGGCCTGGCGACAGTGGAATAACTTTGAACATCTCTGTTGCTGGGATACCTTCCAGTAGAGGCCAGAAAGAGCCATCATCAAGCCCGAGATCGCGGCGTTCGGTTGCCAGCATGATGAGATCGGCATATTTCACGGGCGTGCTCATAACCGGGGGTAACCCGTATTTCTCACGGATTACGGCGTCTATTTTTTCTTCCATCCGTTTATAGTCAGGAAGAAGGCGTTTCAGTTGCGCGGGGATGTCCTGACAATACGCTTCTGTTGCATCATGCATTAACGCTTCAAAGGCGAACTCTGGCGCCACAAGTTGACTGCACAGAACGGAATGCTGCGCCACGCTGTAAAAATCCGGCAAGTGTCCCGCGAAGCGGCAGATATTTGAAAGCGCACCGGCGATATCCTCGATATAAATATCGTCAATGGTGGAGTTGATATAATTGAACTTCTTACCGGTAAGAGTCTGGATAAAACTCATCGTTAGTTCTCCTTAATTGGTGCGCTGCACCGCACGATTTTTGGTTGCACGAATCCCTCGCCATAAGGCGATTAAAAGTTTTGGTTTCGTTTCAGTAAATGCCCCATCCAGAGGCACTTAGTGCAACGGGCGGCTGCCATCGCCAGTTATTTTCCCCACTCAATTGAAAGCGCGTTCCGGAGGTTTTGGACTTAACGAACTGGCACTTAATGACAAGGGACAGAACGCGCTTTCAGTTGAGTAAAAAGGTGGCTATTCATCAGAACATTGTCGCCTTCATTAGGTTTATCTGTTGAAGATCTGTAAGCCGCTTATAAATAAGTAGATATAAGATATTAGGAAAAGAAGAAGGACGTTATAGTTTTATTTGTGATGTGCAAAGTATATTTGAATAAAACCCGCCCAGCGGGTTCTAAAGTGTTTTAATGATTGTCGTAATAATTAATTGGCTCATCATTTTTTGGGTCTGGCATAGTTATGGACCACTTTATATTCTTTAGGCTGTTATGTTTTTTATTGACCTTAAGCTCTCTCTTTGCTTCAGAGATAATATCGTCTAGTAATACTTTTAATTTATCAAGTCTTGACTTGTGGGCATCTATCAACTCTATACTATCAAACTCCCATTGTATAAATAGATTTTCTTCATTTTCAATGAATGAACGGATTTTATCCCCACACTCTTCTGTTAAGAATAATGAAGATAGCTCACCTATTCTACTGAGTTTTTCAAGCTCATTAGAGAAAGATTTGCTAAGGATTTCATTTTCTTCTTTTGATTTGTAACTAAAGTAGGTTGGGAATTGTGAAGCGTGATGTAACTCATGTTTATACCAATAGTCAGCTGTGTTTTTTAGAAGATAAACACAGTCAACTAATTGCGTATACAAATCTATTCTTTTGTCCCACCATTTTTCTTTATAATAACGGCCGAGTGCATATCGCGCAGTTAAGTAAGCTGCGATTGAGCCTGTAACAAGTCCGATAATTACCTTTGATATAAGGTCATGCCAATCCATTTTTATTTTTCCTACATTATGTTATATAATTGTTCATATCATACAATTGTTGAGTATAGATGTCTCGTTATTCATCAACATTTACTCCTGTTAAATTAGGGGGAGTATGTATTAAAAATATTCATCTGGGTCGTCTAAATATTTTTGATAAACTAATAGCAATAACACTATCAATATTGCCTGCCCTCACGTCGTTCTTGCTCTCGCGCGATTTTTAACTAAACACTAGCAGGATTTATCATGGTGCTACGCTACATTTACTTGTAGGGAGCTAAACAGATCATTGACGCTGAAAATATTCAAATTGTTAAAGAGCGAAGCGTCCTATGGGCGTTTTGTTGCTAACGAATCATCTTGGACTTCATATGCCCCAGGCGGCTACTTCGTGGACGTCCTGCCTGTTTGTTGTTTCTCTTGGATACATTATGTACCTCAAAGGTACATTGTCAAGTATAAAAAAACCTGCCGAAGCAGGTTCATAAACATTGATTAGGCTTTGATTTTGTATCTTCTTGGTTTTCCTGAGAAAATCACTGTACCAATTATAGAGCAATTACCGTTGATCTTAATGTAAGGCTCAGGCCAGTTTGGGTTTAACGCTTTGAGATAACGCTGTGTCCCATCTTCTATCAACCTTTTGAAGGTGGTTTCACCTGTATCGTGCATCAATGCAATAACGTCGTCACCGTGGCAGGCAGGTACTTCAGGATCGACAAAAATCATGTCTCCCGGGCGGTACTCATCAATCATTGAATCACCTATCACCCGCAAGATATAAGTCATTTCCCCACAGGGGACAGGGCAGGGATACGTTTCTGCTGTGCTCAAATCAACCTCAGAATATCCAACTTCTTTCCATGCTCCGGCCTGTACCCATGATATGACAGGGACTAATGTGATTTGTTTATTAGTGATTGAAACATCAGGTTTTTTTGTGATGTTCGTTGTCTGGTGTTCTTGATCGAGCCATCCGACAGGCAGGTCGAAACATTTTTCGATGTGTCGTGCCATGCTGTCACCGATATTTTTAGTAGCACCATCTCCCATAAACCTGCTGGTCTGGGTTGGCTCGCGATCAATCATAGTGGCAAAGGAAGAATTCCCGCCAACACCATCTCTCAGTTTTCTGGCGTTAGACCGCCGGATGTCATGGATTGTTTTCATAACGAAATTAAAACCCTTGTACCGTTAAGGTACAAGTATCTTGAAGGTTCATTTCAATCATGTAATATGTACATCGGAGGTACATATTGTATGAAAGCGTATTGGGACTCTTTAACCAAAGAACAGCAGGGCGAGTTGGCCGGAAAAGTTGGCTCAACACCTGGCTACTTACGGCTGGTTTTCAATGGCTATAAAAAAGCCAGTTTTGTGCTGGCTAAAAAACTTGAGCAATGCACGTCAGGTGCAATTACGAAATCTGACTTAAGACCGGATATCTATCCGAAAGATTAGCAGAACACTTTCAATTTTTAACCACAGAACGATGAGGCTAATCGTGGGTAAGCATCACTGGAAAATAGAAAAACAGCCTGAGTGGTACGTGAAAGCTGTCAGAAAAACTATCGCGGCGTTGCCGGGTGGTTACGCTGAAGCGGCTGACTGGCTCGATGTAACAGAAAACGCTTTATTCAACCGCCTTCGTGCAGATGGCGATCAGATTTTCCCGCTGGGATGGGCAATGGTTTTACAGCGTGCTGGTGGCACTCACTTCATTGCTGATGCTGTGGCGCAGTCTGCAAATGGCGTCTTTGTGTCTCTTCCTGACGTCGAGGATGTGGACAACGCCGATATTAACCAGCGTCTGCTGGAAGTCATTGAACAGATCGGCAGTTATTCAAAACAGATTCGTTCAGCAATCGAAGACGGTGTAGTGGAACCGCATGAGAAGACAGCAATTAACGACGAGCTGTATCTCTCAATTTCGAAGCTGCAGGAGCATGCAGCACTTGTCTACAAAATTTTTTGCATTTCAGAAAGTAATGACGCCCGCGAGTGTGCAGCTCCGGGCGTCGTGGCGTCGATTGCTTCTGGTTGTGGAGAAACTAACGCATGAACAGTTTAACAACACACTACCGTCGCTCGCAACTGATTGCGCTTCCTGTACCGGGTGGAAAAGCGAAGGTGGAGTATTGCTATGCAGTAAATGTACCAGGTGGCAGGGTAATTGTAACCCACAGCTTTGCAGAGTGGGCTGTGGGTGATTTTAACCGGCAAAAGGAGACAGTCCTTTGCGACAAGTTAACCGCTGGTTCAAAGATCACTACGGAGTACCCGTCAGAGTCATTCGTTGGGAGCCGGAAACACAACGGGTTATCTACCTCCGCGAAGGCTATGAGCATGAATGCTTCAGTCCGCTCGAACAGTTTCGTCGTAAATTCAGGGAAATAGAGGTCGGTCATGAGCACTAAATTAACCGGCTATGTATGGGATGGTTGCGCAGCGTCAGGCATGAAATTATCCAGCGTGGCAATTATGGCACGCCTGGCTGATTTCAGTAATGACGAAGGTGTGTGCTGGCCATCAATTGAAACCATTGCCCGCCAGATTGGCGCGGGGATGAGTACCGTCAGAACGGCTATCGCACGGCTGGAAGCAGAAGGCTGGTTAACGCGTAAGGCGCGTCGCCAGGGTAACCGCAATGCGTCGAATGTTTATCAGCTTAACGTTGCGAAGCTTCAGGCTGCGGCTTTTTCTCAACTGTCAGATTCTGACCCGTCAAAATCTGACGCATCAAAATCTGACCCGTCAAAATTTGATGCGTCGAAATCTGGCAAAAAAGCGGGTTTTCACCCGTCAGAATCTGGCGGGGATCCGTCAGTAAAATCAAAACATGATCCGTCAGATAAAAAAACTTCTCGTCCGGACGCTTCGCAACCGGACACGCAGAAGGCTGAACAGGATTTTTTAACTCGCCATCCTGATGCGGTTGTATTCAGCCCTAAAAAGCGCCAGTGGGGGACGCAGGATGATTTGACCTGCGCACAGTGGCTCTGGAAAAAAATCATCGCCCTGTACGAGCAAGCCGCCGAATGTGACGGCGAGGTGGTTCGTCCCAAAGAACCGAACTGGACAGCCTGGGCAAACGAAATTCGCCTGATGTGTGTGCAGGATGGTCGTACTCACAAACAAATCTGCGAGATGTACAGCCGCGTCAGCCGCGATCCGTTCTGGTGCCGTAACGTGCTCAGCCCGTCGAAGCTGCGGGAAAAATGGGATGAGCTTTCCCTGCGCTTATCGCCGTCCGTCAGCACGTACACCGAAAAACGCGAAGACCCGTACTTCAAAGCCAGTTACGACAACGTGGACTACAGCCAGATCCCGGCAGGATTCAGGGGGTGAGCATGAGTCTTTTGAATGACGTTCAGAAATTCATTGAAGCCCATCCGGGCTGTACTTCCGGAGACATTGCGGATGCTTTTGCAGGTTACTCACGGCAGCGCGTTCTGCAGTCTGCAAGCAAGTTACGTCAGAGTGGGCGTGTGGCTCACCGTTGTGAAGGGGATACACGCAGACATTTCCCGCGCCTGACTGAGAGAGCGCAGGAGCCGGAACCACAACCAGTTCGTGAAACCAGACCTGTGCGCAATTTCTATGTCGGCACTAACGATCCCCGGGTGATTTTGTGCCTGACCCGCCAGGCTGAAGAACTGGAGTCCAGGGGCTTATACCGTCGTGCTGCAACGGTGTGGATGGCGGCATTCCGTGAAAGCCACTCCCAGCCAGAACGAAACAATTTTCTGGCGCGTCGTGAGCGGTGCTTACGGAAAAGCAGCAAGCGCGCTGTATCGGGTGAAGAGTGGTATCTGTCAGGGAATTACGTGGGGGCTTAATGAGTAATAAATATTGCCAGGCGCTGGTGGAGCTGCGGAACAAACCAGCCCATGAACTGAAGGAAGTGGGCGATCAGTGGCGCACGCCGGACAACATTTTCTGGGGAATTAACACCCTGTTTGGCCCGTTTGTTCTGGATCTGTTCACTGACGGTGATAACGCCAAATGTGCCGCTTATTACACTGCGGAAGACAACGCGCTGGCGCATGACTGGTCAGAACGTCTTGCGGAGCTTAAAGGTGCTGCCTTTGGTAATCCCCCATACAGCCGCGCCAGTCAGCATGAGGGGCAATACATCACCGGCATGCGTTACATCATGAAGCATGCCAGTGCCATGCGTGATAAAGGCGGGCGCTATGTTTTCCTGATCAAAGCTGCCACCAGCGAAGTGTGGTGGCCGGAAGATGCAGATCATATTGCTTTTATTCGCGGGCGTATTGGTTTTGAACTGCCTACCTGGTTTATCCCGAAGGATGAGAAGCAGGTGCCGACAGGCGCTTTCTTCGCTGGTGCTATTGCTGTTTTCGACAAGACCTGGAAGGGACCGGCAATCAGCTACATCGGGCGCTATGAACTTGAGGCATGTGGTGAGGCCTTTCTGGCGCAGGTTCGCCAGCAGGCAGAAAAACTGGTCAGGGAGATGGCGGCATGACGACGTTAACTCAATGCCAGCAGCAGGTGCTGGATATGCTGATTTCTTATCAGAAAGAACGTGGCTTCCCGCCAACCAATCAGGAGGTGGCAACCATGCTGGGATACCGTTCAGTGAATGCAGCGGTGGAGCATCTTCGCGCACTGGAGAAAAAAGGCGTCATCACGATAAAGCGTGGCGTGGCCCGGGGGATAACGCTTCATACCGCGGTGAAGGACGACGACAGCGAGGCGGTCGGGATTATCCGCGCACTGCTTGCCGGTGAGGAAAACGCAAGGCTGCGTGCAACCCACTGGTTACATGAGAGGGACCTGAAAGTATGAAGCTGATCCTGCCTTTTCCGCCCAGCGTGAACACGTACTGGCGACACCCCAACAAAGGGGCGTTTGCTGGTAAGAGCCTGATAAGCGCGGCGGGGCGAAAATTCCAGAGCGCGGCGTGCGCAGCAATAGTTGAGCAGTTACGTCGTCTGCCGAAACCAACGTCGGCACCTGCTTCAGTGGAGATCGTGTTGTTTCCTCCGGATAACCGGATCCGCGATCTGGACAACTATAACAAGGCGCTGTTTGACGCCCTGACCCACGCGGGTGTGTGGGAAGACGACAGTCAGGTGAAAAGAATGCTGGTGGAGTGGGGACCGGTTATCCCGGAAGGGAAGGTCGAGATCACTATCAGTAAGTACGAGAAAACGGCGGGTGCAGCCGCCTGATCAAGAGGAGAAACGAAGTATGAATAATCTGATGGTCATTGATGGTATTGAAGTTCGTCGTGATGCTTATGGACGTTACAGCCTGAACGATCTGCATCGCGCAGCAGTAGCATCTGGTGCAAATGCCAGAACCAAGGAGCCAGGAAAGTTTCTTTCCAGCCAACAAACTGTTGAACTTGTTCATGAATTGACCAACACCCAGAATTTGGGTGTTGACCCGGTGAGTGTGATTCATGGGGGAAATGAACGGGGAACGTATGTCTGCAAAGAACTGGTGTATGCCTATGCAATGTGGATCAGCCCGTCATTCCATCTGAAGGTGATCCGTACTTTCGATATGGTAACCAGCGCACCTGAAAAATTATCCGGACAGGCTGCTGACAAGATGCAGGCTGGCGTGATTCTGCTGGACTTTATGCGCCGGGAGTTAAACCTGTCTAACTCATCTGTGCTTGGGGCCTGTCAGAAACTCCAGGAGGCTGTTGGCTTACCGAATCTGGCACCACGCTATGCCATTGATGCTCCTGCTGACGCGCCTGATGGCTCAAGTCGCCCTACGCTGTCGCTGAGTGCACTGCTGAAACAGTATGGTATCCGCCTGACGGCTAATCAGGCATATCACCAGATGGTGAAGCTGGGGATCGTCGAGCAGCGCGAACGATACAGCCGTACCGCGATTAACAACATCAAAAAATTCTGGTCGCTGACAGCGAAAGGCTGCATGTTCGGCAAGAACATCACCAGTCCCGCAAATCCGCGCGAGACGCAGCCGCACTTCTTCGAATCCCGATTCCCTGAGCTGTTAAAGCTGCTCGATACCGTTCATTGAGGTGACCGTGAGAGCACTACTGACCCCTGAAATTGCCCCGCGTATGGGGATCGTATTGTTCAGGCCAGGTTCAGAGCTGATGCCCCTGTTTATGCAGGGGCGTGTCCTGCTGGAGCCTGAGCCGGAACGTTATTCATCTTTCGCCAGTGGTGCCGTTCCGGCTGCATCACAACCGCTGGCGGATGATCCTGCCGTTCGGGCCGTGTTCCGCAATGAGGCAGTGATCCGTCGTGCTGGTGGCGTGGAATGTCTTGAAAGCTGGTTACTTCGTGAAAAAGGCTGCCAGTGGCCTCATTCCGACTGGCACAGCGAGAACATGACCACAATGCGACACGCTCCGGGCGCAATCCGTCTGTGCTGGCACTGCGATAACCAGCTGCGCGATCAGTTCACGGAACGGCTGGAATCAATGGCAACGGATAACTGTGCTCGCTGGGTGTTGTCTGTCGTGCGTCGGGATCTCGGTTTTGATGATAGTCACGTTATGACAATGCCGGAACTGTGCTGGTGGCTGGTTCGTAATGACCTGGCGGATGCCTTACCGGAAAGTGCAGCCCGTAAGGCTCTGAGATTACCGAAGCCTGTTGTGCCGTCTGTCACCCGGGAAAGTGACCTTGTGCCTTTGGTTCCTGCCACCAGCATCATCCAGGATAAAGCGAAAAAGGTGCTGGCGCTGAAAGTGGATCCGGAGTCGCCGGAGTCTTTTATGTTACGCCCGAAACGTCGCCGCTGGGTTAATGAAAAGTACACGCGCTGGGTTAAGACACAGCCGTGTGCATGTTGTGGAAAGCCTGCTGATGATCCCCACCACCTGATAGGCCACGGTCAGGGTGGAATGGGTACAAAAGCGCATGACCTCTTTGTGTTGCCTTTGTGCAGAAAGCATCACGACGAGCTGCATGCGGATACCGTGGCATTTGAAGAGAAGTATGGCTCCCAGCTGGAGCTGATATTTCGTTTTATCGATCGTGCGCTGGCAATAGGCGTACTGGCGTAAGTGGAGAATGCTAAATGATTAATCCTTCTGAAGTTGGCAAATCAGGTGAAATGGTTCGCCTTCGTACTCTGGAAAGTATCTGGATACAAGGCAAGTTGCGCATGTGGGGCCGCTGGTCTTATATCGGCGGTGGTAGTGGTGGAAACATGTTTAACCAGCTTCTGGCATCCGGGAAAATCACCAAGACAGCTATCAATGAAGCGCTACGCCGGATGAAGATAGCGGGTATCACCAAGCCTGAACTTGAAGCGTACCTGCGTGAAATTCTCAACAGCAAAAATAAAAGCGGCCTGGCGTTCTGTTCAGATGAAGAAGGGTTGTTAGTGGACGGTGTCATTGCTTCAGTACTGATGAATGATGACTACCGATCGCTCTATAGCGTGATTGTTGACCGGTATCGTCTTCGTAAGAGCAAGTTGCAGATGGCCAATGAACTGCAGGCTAAACATCCTGACTGGCCGCTGATCACCTGTCGTCGACGCATTGACACTTGGCTAAGTCTTGCAGAATCGATCCTGTACGCTCCAGTTTGTGACGCATTCGGCACAAATAGCGACAGATTTAAGTTGCAGAGTGAGCAAGAAAGTGCTTAAATTGTGGTAGGCTCGGGACGTTAAAGCGAACTGAGCAACACAACATTAAGAGCCCGCCATTGAGCGGGTTTTTTTGTTATGATTCCTCTGAAACTCAGGAGGCTTCATGACTTGGCAAAACGTACCGTACGCTTTCGAAAAAACTACTGGCGAGTTGACCTTGGTAATAGAAAAATTACCGCCAATTGAAATCAGTTCTTCCTTTCCTTTTGAAACACTCATTACTGCTCTTGCAGGCGTTATTGCCGCAGGAATAACTGGTTGGGTTGCATACAGGGCAATCAAAGAAAATTTTGCCTTAGCCACATTACAGGCTCACTTGAATACTAATAAAGAATTGGCGCAACAAATACGTTTTGCTGGCGCTGAGCATGTGACAGACGTAATTATGTTGGCCAGCACATTTGAGCAATGGCATCTGGTCGGAAATAAGAATATGGATATATTGGCTAAGGGTGTTTTCCCTGAGGAGATTCAAGTTCCAATAAAGGCCGCTGAAATAAGTAAAAATAAATTACTTCTATTAATAAGGCCTGATGAGGAAGGTTGTAAGTTGATAACCCTGACGGCAGATCTTCAAAAAGCGCTAAAAGTATGTTTTACAAAAGGGTATTTTACTCCGGAAGAAAAAAAGTCATTTATTGATGCACAAAACGCCTTTATTTTTGGGTGTCATGAGTATATCAATCAAAGTTTATCTTAAAAAAACTATACCTTACCAAGGCCGCCTTAATGCGGCCTTTTTTGTTTCCCCTCGTTCTGAGAGGACCAACAGCAATTAAGAGGGGGCTAAATGTCCGATCCGATTTCCGGTACTGGGCTGGCTGGTGGTGCCCTGACGGGTGCCAGTGTTTATGGACTGCTGACCGGAACTGATTACGGCGTTGTATTTGGCGCATTTGCAGGGGCTGTATTCTACATAGCAACAGCTGCAGATCTGAGTGCATCGCGCCGACTGGCATATTTTATCGTGTCATATATTGCCGGGATTCTTTGCTCTGGGTTGGTTGGCTCCAAGCTGGCGAACTTGACCGGATACAGTGATAAACCTCTGGATGCTATTGGTGCCGTAATCGTCTCTGCTTTAGCCGTTAAAATCCTGACGTTCCTGAATAATCAGGATATCGGCTCGCTGGGGGCGCTCATAACGCGCCGGGGAGGTTCAGGTGGAGCTAAATGACCCGACAGCAACTATAAATGCGCTGTTATGTGCTTGTGTTGTTATTACTCTGATGTTTTATCGTCGTGGTGATTCGCGGCATCGTCCTTGGGTTTCACGTTTAGCCTGGCTGATTACTGTTACATACAGTGCTGTTCCGTTGGCCTATCTCTGTGGGATTTATCCCCATTCCTCATGGCCCATTATCGTGGCGAACACTATTTTTCTTTCCGTGCTGGTGGCTGTCAGAGGCAACGTTGCACGTCTGGTTGATCATCTGAGGCACTAATGAACCAACAATTATTTCAAAAGGCGGCTGGTATTAGCGCCGGGCTGGCTGCGCGCTGGTTTCCGCACATTGATGCGGCGATGAAGGAATTCGGCATTACAGCACCAGCGGATCAGGCAATGTTTATCGCTCAGGTAGGCCATGAGTCGATGGGGTTTAGCGCCGTAGTTGAAAATCTTAACTACACACCATCTGCGCTTGTGGCGACGTTCGGAAAGAGGATCACACAGCAGCAGGCTGATGCCCTTGGCAGAACATCCGGACATGCAGCTCGTCAGGATGCTATTGCCAATCTGGTGTATAGCAACCGACTGGGTAACAAAGCACCAGGTGATGGCTGGAAATATCGTGGTAGAGGATTAATTCAAATCACTGGCCTCCATAATTATCGCATCTGTGGCGCGGCGCTGAAGTTAGATCTGGTGACTTCACCTGAACAACTGGAACAGGAACTACAGGCTGCGCGCTCAGCTGCATGGTTCTACACCTCTAAAGGTTGCATGATCTACGGTGCCGATATTAACCGTGTTACGCGCATCATTAACGGCGGTTTGAACGGTATTGAGGATCGTAAGGTCCGATACAACAAGGCGCGGGCGGCGCTGCTGGTATGAAGATGAGTTATTGGGCGCTCATTTTAACGTTTATTGCTTGTGTCGCTGGTGGTCTTGTCTGGTCAGCGAATCACTATCATGGAAAGTTTCTGGAGGAGCAGAAGCGTGCTGATGCTGCGGAACAGCGAGCTGATTCTACTGAGGCTATCACCGCGAATGTTCTGCGTACTATGGCAATAAAGAACATCATTCAGGAGGCGAATCAACATGCAAAACAGCAGATCGCACTGGAGTCACAGAGAACCCAGGAAGATATCAAAGTGGCTGTTGCGGATGATGATTGTGCTTCACGTCCTGTGCCTGCTGCCGCTGCTGACCGGTTGCGGAAGTACGCGAACAGTTTACGTCCAGGTTCCGGTAGTTCCGTTACCAGCCAGCCTGACGGCTGAAACCCCTCAGCCTGATTTACCTGATCATTTTACGTGGGGCTCGAGCTTAGATCTGAATGTCGCCTTGTTGTCTGCATTGGCGCAGTGTAATACCGATAAAGCTGACATCAGAAGGATTGAAGTTGAGCGTGGTCACATCATGCAAAAAAAATGATGTTAACTTTGTTTTGTTCCTTGATTTGATATGTGATGGCCCAATAGATACAAAGCACCTGATTTTGGTGACTCTTTTAAAGGGCTTTACACATGAAAGATGGTATCTATTTTGTTGTTTTCAGAAGCAATCAACGTGATTTTGGTAATGGTACCGTAGTTGTCAAAAACAATGCAGTAAACGGCGGAGATTTTGGTTTTACGTATCAGGGAAAAATTGACGGTAGCCAACTTATTCTGCGCGTATCGCAGCATGATTTAAATGTCACCTCGGTTTTCCCTGGGGTAAAGAACTTTGAATTGAGTCTTTCTTTGCAGGAACGAGGACGTGATTACCTGTTAAATGGATCTGTGGTCGGAATGCCTCAGATGCAAATTTCAATTAGTGCAAAATACATTGGTGATCTGATTTAGTTTATCGAGATGATAATTGAACCGCCTCCGGGCGGTTTTTTATTGCCATTTCTATGGTCTGTTCCATCGTAATAACTTAAAGGGAAGCATTAATGCCGCCACGAACCCCGAAAGCCTGCCGTGTTCGCGGCTGCCGCCATACCACTACTGACCCTTCAGGCTACTGCGAAAGCCACAAAAGCGAAGGCTGGAAGCAATACAAACCTGGACAATCCCGTCATCAGCGCGGCTACGGTTCGAAGTGGGACAGTATCCGCGCGCGTGTTCTGAAGCGTGACAAAGGCCTGTGTCAATTATGTCTGCGTGCTGGTGTGGTGCGTGAGGCGAAAACTGTTGACCACATCATCCCTAAAGCGCATGGCGGCACTGATGCTGACAGTAATCTGCAGAGTCTGTGCTGGCCGTGTCATAAGGCGAAGACGGCCCGTGAACGGTTAAAGTGATAATAATTCTCAACTGTCTGAGGGGAGGGGCGGGTCAAATCCCTGCAGCCTGACGTCTTCCGGACTGCCCGCCCCATCGTTTTTTTATACCCGCGAAAAATGAAATTTAACCAGGAGTGCCGCATATGGCTGGAACGGCGGGGCGTTCCGGGCGTCGCCCCAAGCCAACGGCGCGCAAGGCGCTGGCCGGAAACCCCGGCAAGCGAGCCCTGAATAAAGATGAACCTGTTTTTTCGCCCATCAAAGGTGTTGAGCCACCGGAGTGGTTCGCTGAAGAAGATCTCCCTCTCGCCACGATCATGTGGCAACTGACAACCAAAGAACTCTGCGGTCAGGGCCTGCTGTGCGTGACTGACCTGGCGGTACTTGAGCGGTGGTGCGTGGCCTATGAGTTCTGGCGACGTGCCGTGAAAAATATTGCCAGACAGGGCAACACCATCACCGGTGCAATGGGTGGCATGGTCAAAAATCCGGAGCTGACCGCCAAGAAAGAACAGGAGTCCGAGATGAGCAGCACGGGGGCAATGCTCGGACTCGACCCCAGCAGCCGCCAGCGTCTGATTGGCCTGGCGGGGCAGAAGAAAGCCACTAACCCGTTTCTGAAAATCATCGAATCATGAGCCGGAAATCTTACCCCAACGTAAATGCTGCAAATCAGTATGCCCGGGATGTCGTGCGCGGAAAGATTGCGGCCTGCCAGTTTGTGATTCAGGCCTGCCAGCGCCATCTTGATGACCTGATGGCGGAAAAAAGTAAGTCGTTTCGTTACCGCTTCGACAAGGACCTGGCTGAACGGGCCGCCAAATTTATTCAGCTGTTGCCGCACACCAAGGGGGAGTGGGCATTCAAGAGGATGCCCATCACGCTGGAGCCGTGGCAGCTCTTTGTGATCTGCTGTGCGTTTGGCTGGGTCAATAAAGGTACCCGGCTGCGCCGCTTCCGGGAGGTGTATACCGAAATCCCCCGTAAGAACGGCAAATCGGCAATCTCTGCCGGTGTCGCCCTGTATTGTTTTGCCTGTGATAACGAGTTTGGCGCGGAAGTGTATTCCGGTGCCACGACAGAGAAACAGGCGTGGGAAGTCTTTCGCCCGGCGCGACTGATGTGTAAACGCACACCCATGCTGACGGAAGCGTTCGGGATTGAGGTTAACGCCTCAAACATGAACCGTCCGGAGGATGGCGCGCGGTTTGAACCGCTGATCGGCAACCCCGGTGATGGATCATCACCCCACTGTGCGGTGGTGGATGAATATCACGAGCACGCCACCGATGCGCTTTACACCACGATGCTTACCGGGATGGGGGCGCGACGTCAGCCACTGATGTGGGCCATTACTACTGCCGGGTACAACATTGAGGGGCCGTGCTACGACAAGCGGCGGGAAGTCATCGAGATGCTCAACGGCTCGGTGCCCAACGATGAACTGTTCGGGATCATCTATACCGTTGATGAAGGTGACGACTGGACCGACCCGCAGGTGCTGGAAAAAGCCAATCCAAATATTGGCGTGTCGGTTTATCGCGAATTTTTGTTAAGTCAGCAGCAGCGTGCGAAAAATAACGCCCGTCTGGCAAACGTCTTTAAAACAAAACACCTCAATATCTGGGTGTCGGCGCGTTCGGCGTATTTCAACCTGGTGAGCTGGCAGAGCTGCGAGGATAAATCACTGACCCTTGAGCAGTTCGAGGGGCAGCCGTGCATTCTGGCCTTTGACCTGGCGCGTAAGCTGGATATGAACAGCATGGCGCGACTTTATACCCGCGAGATTGACGGTAAAACGCATTACTACAGTGTGGCCCCGCGTTTCTGGGTACCGTATGACACGGTGTACAGCGTCGAGAAAAATGAAGATCGACGGACAGCCGAACGCTTTCAGAAATGGGTGGAAATGGGCGTTCTGACCGTTACCGATGGTGCGGAAGTGGATTATCGCTACATCCTCGAGGAGGCCAAAGCGGCGAACAAAATCAGCCCGGTCAGTGAGTCACCCATCGACCCCTTCGGGGCGACCGGGCTGTCACATGACCTTGCTGATGAAGACCTGAACCCCATCACTATCATTCAGAACTACACCAACATGTCCGACCCGATGAAAGAGCTGGAAGCGGCAATTGAATCGGGGCGCTTTCATCATGATGGCAATCCCATCATGACCTGGTGTATCGGCAACGTGGTCGGCAAAACCATTCCGGGTAACGATGATGTGGTGAAGCCCGTCAAAGAGCAGACGGAAAACAAAATCGATGGTGCAGTTGCGCTGATTATGGCGGTTGGCAGAGCCATGCTGTACGAGAAAGAAGACACGCTGTCTGACCACATTGAGTCCTATGGGATCCGCTCGCTTTAACTGAGGTAATTATGATCATGCTGATTCTCGCGCCTCTGGTGGGCGTGCTGGGGGCGCTTTTGCTGGCGTATGGTGCCTGGCTGATTTATCCCCCGGCGGGGGTTGTTGTTGCCGGGGCGTTGTGCCTGTTCTGGTCGTGGCTGGTGGCGCGATATCTCGACCGTACACAGTCGTCTGTCGGCGGAGGTAAATAGTGTTCTTTTCGGGATTATTTCAACGAAAAAGTGACGCACCGGTGACCACGCCAGCAGAGCTGGCGGATGCTATCGGGTTGTCCTACGACACCTATACCGGAAAGCAGATCAGCAGCCAGCGGGCCATGCGACTGACGGCGGTTTTTTCCTGTGTCAGGGTGCTGGCGGAGTCGGTCGGGATGTTGCCCTGCAACCTGTATCACCTGAACGGCAGCCTGAAGCAGAGAGCCACTGGCGAACGTCTGCATAAGCTGATCTCCACGCATCCCAATGGTTATATGACGCCGCAGGAGTTCTGGGAGCTGGTGGTCACCTGTCTGTGCCTGCGGGGAAACTTTTACGCCTACAAAGTGAAAGCATTTGGCGAAGTGGCTGAACTGCTGCCCGTCGATCCCGGCAGTGTGGTACCGAAGCTTAACAGTAGCTGGGAGCCGGTCTATCAGGTCACATTCCCGGATGGCTCCACGGATGTACTGAGCCAGGAGGATATCTGGCATGTGCGCACGCTGACGCTGGACGGACTGGTGGGGCTGAATCCCATCGCCTATGCCCGCGAGGCAATATCGCTGGCGGCAGCGACCGAAGAGCACGGGGCCAGACTGTTCAGCAATGGCGCGGTGACGTCGGGTGTGTTGCGTACAGAGCAGACGCTGTCAGATCAGGCTTATGAGCGCCTGAAGAAAGATTTTGAGGAGCGTCACACCGGGCTTGGCAATGCTCACCGCCCGATGATCCTTGAGATGGGGCTGGACTGGAAGTCGATGGCGCTGAACGCCGAGGACAGCCAGTTCCTGGAAACCCGCAAGTTTCAGCTTGAAGAAATCTGTCGTCTGTTCCGGGTGCCGTTGCACATGGTGCAGAACACCGATCGCGCCACCTTCAACAATATCGAAGAGCTGGGGTTGGGATTTATCAACTATTCACTGGTGCCGTATCTGACCCGCATCGAACAGCGGATCAACACCGGACTGGTACGAAAAAGTAAGCAGGGCGTTTATTACGCCAAATTTAACGCCGGGGCGTTACTGCGCGGGGATATGAAGTCCCGTTTTGAAGCCTACGCCACCGGGATCAACTGGGGAATTTACTCTCCCAATGACTGCCGCGACCTGGAAGATATGAATCCGCGTCCCGGTGGTGATGTCTATCTCACACCGATGAACATGACCACGAAACCCTCCGATGGTAGTAAAGCCGGTAAGCAGAAGGATAACGCCAATGCAGACGAAACAACGTCTTGATGTACCGCTGAGTCTGAAATCTGTCAGTGACTCCGGTGAGTTTGAAGGGTATGGCTCCGTCTTTGGTGTAAAGGACAGCCACGATGATGTGGTGATGTCCGGGGCATTTGCTGCTTCCCTGCGGGCGTGGAGTGACAGAAAAGCGTTACCTGCGCTGCTCTGGCAGCACCGCATGGATGAACCCATCGGTGTTTACACCGAAATGAAGGAAGACGATGTCGGGCTTTACGTCAGGGGACGGTTGCTTATTGATGATGATCCCCTCGCAAAACGCGCACATGCACACATGAAGGCCGGTTCGTTAACCGGCCTTTCTATTGGGTACGTCCTGAAAGACTGGGAATACGACCGGAGCAAAGAAGCCTTTCTGCTGAAAGAAATCGACCTCTGGGAAGTCAGCCTGGTGACGTTCCCGTCTAACGACGAGGCGCGGATCAGCGACGTCAAGAACGCACTGGCCCGCGGGGAAATCCCCGAACAGAAAAAAATCGAAAGAGTCCTGCGTGATGTCGGACTCTCCCGTACCCAGGCCAAAGCATTCATGGCCGGGGGCTATGGCGCACTGTCCCTGCGCGACGCTGAGGATGTGGGCTCTGCACTGAATGCACTGAAAAATCTGAACTTCTAATCAGGAGAAATACGATGGCGGTTGATATTAAAGATGTCGAACAGGTCGCGCAGGAGCTGCAGCAGAAGTTTGACGACTTCAAAGCAAAGAACGACAAGCGCGTTGAGGCGATTGAGCAGGAAAAAGGCAAACTTGCCGGGCAGGTGGAAACCCTAAACGGAAAACTCAGCGAGCTGGAAAATCTCAAAAGCGACCTTGAAAAAGAGCTGCTTGAGCTGAAACGTCCGGCAGGTGGAGCGCAAAATAAACTGGCCACCGAGCATAAAGAGGCGTTTGTGGGCTTCCTGCGTAAAGGCCGTGAAGACGGTCTGCGCGATCTGGAGCGTAAGGCATTGCAGGTGGGCACCGATGAAGACGGTGGCTACGCCGTGCCGGAAGAACTGGATCGCAACATTCTTAACCTGCTGAAAGATGAAGTGGTGATGCGTCAGGAAGCCACGGTGATCACCGTTGGCGGTTCCGACTACAAAAAACTGGTGAATCTGGGCGGTACGGCTTCCGGATGGGTGGGGGAAACGGATACGCGATCCCAGACTGCCACCTCCAGACTGGAGCTGATTGAACCTCTCATGGGGGAAATCTACGGCAACCCGCAGGCTACCCAGAAAATGCTGGACGATGCCTTCTTCAACGTGGAGGCCTGGATCAACAGCGAGCTGGCAACCGAATTTGCCGAACAGGAAGAAATTGCCTTTACCTCCGGCGATGGCACCAAGAAGCCGAAAGGGTTCCTGGCGTATGAGTCCACTGATGAAACCGATAAGGTCCGGGCGTTCGGCAAACTTCAGCATATTGTATCCGGCGACGCGACTGCGGTGACCGCAGACGCCATTATCAAACTGATTTACACGCTGCGAAAGGCACACCGCACTGGCGCGAAGTTCATGATGAACAACAACAGCCTGTTTGCCATCCGTCTGCTGAAAGACACCGAGGGTAACTATCTGTGGCGTCCTGGGCTGGAACTGGGGCAGCCGTCCTCTCTGGCGGGTTACGGTATCGCTGAAAACGAACAGATGCCGGATATCGCCGCTGATGCGAAAGCCATTGCATTTGGTAACTTCAAACGGGGTTACACCATCGTTGACCGTATCGGCACCCGCATTCTGCGTGACCCGTACACCAATAAACCGTTTGTCGGTTTTTATACCACCAAGCGCACCGGCGGGATGCTGGTCGATTCGCAGGCCATCAAACTGCTGAAGATTGCAGCGGCGTAATCATTCAGGGGCGCGGAACCGCGCCCCCTGTTCTGACGGGTGAAGAATCATGATCCTGAAACAAGATCTGAAATGGTCACCGGACGGTATGCGTGTTGAGGTCATTCGGGCCGGTGAGTATGACGACGGGACGCTTCCTGCCCGGGTGCAGGAGATTGCACTTCAGGCCGGGTTAGCAGAGCGCGGAACCAGTACAAAAAGCAGTAAAGCAGCAAAAGAGAAAAAAGCCACGACCAGTAAAGAGGGCTGAGTATGCTTCTGACAATGGAAGAGATTAAAGCCCAACTCCGGCTGGATGAGGATTTCGATGCTGATGACCGCCATCTGCAACTGCTGGCCTGTGCGGCGCAAAAGCGGACGGAAACGTATCTGAACCGGAAGCTCTATGCACCGGATGAAACCATTCCGGACAGCGATCCGGACGGGCTGCACCTGTCGGATGATATTCGTCTGGGGATGCTGATGCTTATCAGCCATTTTTACGAAAACCGCTCGTCGGTTACGGAAGTGGAGAAACTCGACATGCCGCAGAGTTTTGGCTGGCTTGTCGGCCCGTACAGGTACTTTCCGCAATGAAAATTCGTCAGGCGCAGACCAGCGCAACCTACATTCTGCCGGACCCCGGTGAACTGAATAAACGCGTCCTGATCCGCCAGCGGGTGGATATGCCCGCGGATAACTTTGGCGTGGAGTCTCAATACCCGGTTACGTTCCGGACATGGGCGAAGGTTATCCAGACCAGTGCCACCACCTGGCAGGAAACCGCGCAGACCGGGGACGCCATCACCCATTACATCACCATTCGCTACCGCCGGGGGATCACCGCTGATTATGAGGTGGTCTGCGGTGACAGTGTGTACCGGGTGAAACGTCAGCGCGATCTGAACGGGGCGCGGCGCTTTCTGCTGCTGGAGTGTACGGAACTGGGCGAATGTAGGCAGAGTCACGGAGGCAGCAATGGCGACTCCCTTTTTTCACGTTGATGTTCAGCAGCCCGCGGAGATGCGCTTTAACCGTGCCCGTGTCCGGCGGGCGTTTGTCACGATTGGGCAGCGTCATATGCGTGATGCCCGTCGGCTGGTGATGCGCCGTGCGCGGTCGGCACCGGGTGAAAACCCCGGTTATCAGACCGGACGCCTGGCTCGTTCGATTGGTTACATGGTGCCGAGAGCCAGTAAAAAGCGAGCCGGTTTTATGACACGCATTGCCCCTAACCAGCGCAACGGGAAGGGGAACCGGATGATCTCTGGTGACTTCTATCCGGCGTTTCTGTTTTTTGGTGTCCGGGGAGGAGCAAAGCGTCGTCGCAGCCATCATCGTGGTGCATCCGGTGGCAGCGGCTGGCGACTGGCTCCACGTAATAACTTTATGGTGGAAACGCTTGAAAAGAACCGCAGCTGGACACGCTATTTTCTGGCGCGGGAATTACGTAAATCACTGAAGCCGGAGCGACGATACAGATGAAACTGACGCCTGTTATTGCTGCACTGCGTGCCCGCTGTCCGTATTTTGAAAACCGGGTTGCAGGCGCGGCCCAGTTCAAAAATCTGCCGGAGGTCGGAAAGCTGAAACTCCCGGCGGCATATGTTGTACCGGGTGATGATTCTCCGGGAGAAAACAAAAGCCAGACCGACTACTGGCAGGAGCTGAAAGAGGGTTTCTCCGTGGTTGTCATACTGAGTAACGGGCGTGATGAGCGCGGTCAGTTTGCCTCGTATGATGTGGTGGACGATGTCCGGCAGATGCTCTTTAAGGCTCTGCTGGGCTGGAACCCGGAGGCGTGCGGTAACCCGATTACCTATGACGGCGGCACGCTGCTGGATCTGAATCGTCATGAGCTGATTTATCAGTTCGATTTTTCGGTCATCAGCGAGCTGACTGAAGACGATACCCGCCAGCAGGATGATCTGAACAGTCTGGATGAACTGCAAACGCTGGCGATTGATGTTGATTATCTCGAGCCCGGTAACGGGCCTGACGGCGATATCGAACATCACACCGAAATAACCCTTCCTTCCTGAGGATCCTCATGTTTGTCAAACCTGTTAAAGGGCGGTCAGTTCCTGACCCTGCCCGCGGCGACCTTTTGCCCGCCGAAGGGCGAAATGTTGACGAGAACAACTACTGGCTGCGCCGTGAAGCAGCGGGTGATATCCGGCGCGTGAATAAAAAGGTGAATACCGATGACGACAAGCTTTAACACCATTCCGTCGAATACGCTGGTTCCGTTGTTTTATGCGGAAATGGATAACCAGGCGGCGAATACTGCACAGGACAGCGGAGCATCGCTGCTGATTGGTCATGCCAATAACGGTGCAGAGATTGTTGCCAACAGTCTGGTACTGATGCCGTCGGCAGACTATGCACGCCAGATTTGTGGTGCGGGAAGTCAGCTGGCGCGTATGGTCGAGGCTTATCGCCAGACTGACCCGTTTGGCGAGCTGTATGTGATTGCCGTTCCGGAAGCCACAGACGCGGCGGCAACGGTTACGCTGACGGTGACCGGGGCGGCAACCGAAACCGGCACGGTGAATGTTTATGTGGGACGTACCCGCGTGCAGGCACCGGTGACCAATGGCGATAACGTCGCGACGATTGCCGGCAGTATCCAGGATGCCATCAATGCCGTTCCGGCCCTGCCGTTTACGGCCTCATCTTCGGCTGGCGTGGTCACACTGACCGCGCGTCATAAGGGGCTTTGCGGGAATGAAATTCCTGTCAGCCTCAATTACTACGGCTTCGGTGGGGGCGAAGTGCTGCCTGCGGGCGTACAGATTGCCGTGGCGGCGGGGACCGCCGGAACGGGGGCTCCTGTTCTCACCGGCGCGGTGGCTGCAATGGCGGATGAGCCGTTTGATTATATCGGTCTGCCGTTCAACGACACGGCCTCCGTTAACACGCTGGTGACCGAGATGAACGATACCAGCGGTCGCTGGAGCTATGCGCGTCAGCTGTATGGTCATGTGTATACGGCAAAGATCGGCACGCTGTCAGAACTGGTGACCGCAGGTGACCAGTTTAACCAGCAGCACATTACCCTGGCGGGGTACGAAAAAGAGACCCAGACGCCTGCCGACGAGCTGGCGGCAAGCCGTACCGCCCGCGCAGCGGTGTTTATTCGCAACGATCCGGCACGTCCCACGCAGACCGGTGAGCTGGTGGGTATGCTGCCTGCGCCGAAGGGGAAACGGTTCACGATGACCGAACAACAGACCCTGCTGTCTCATGGCGTGGCAACGGCGTATGTCGAAAGCGGGGTGCTGCGCATTCAGCGTGATGTCACCACGTACAGGAAAAATGCTTACGGGGTTGCGGATAACAGCTACCTCGACAGCGAGACGCTGCATACCAGTGCGTATGTACTGCGCAAACTGAAATCCGTCATTACCAGTAAGTACGGGCGTCACAAGCTTGCCAGTGACGGTACCCGCTTTGGTCCCGGTCAGGCGATTGTCACCCCGGCGGTGATCAAAGGGGAACTGCTGGCAACCTACCGTCAGCTCGAGCGTGCGGGGATCGTGGAAAACTACGAACTGTTCAAGCAGTACCTGGTTGTGGAGCGTGATGCCAGCGATCCGAACCGCCTGAACACGCTGTTCCCGCCTGACTATGTTAACCAGTTGCGTGTTTTTGCCGTGGTTAACCAGTTCCGTCTTCAGTATTCAGAGGAGTCTGCATAATGGCCCGTATCGGGGGAACCTGTTATTTCAAAATTGACGGTCAGCAGCTATCGCTGACCGGCGGCATTGAGGTGCCCATGAACAGGACGGTCAATGATGACATCATCGGCCTGGACGGTTCAGTGGACCGCAAGGAAACTCACCGTGCGCCTTATGTCAAAGGGACCTTCAAGGTGCCGAAGAATTTTCCGGTGAGCAAAATCACCTCGTCTGATGAGATGACCATCACTGCTGAGCTGGCGAACGGTCAGGTCTATGTATTGTCGTCAGCCTGGCTGCACGGCGAAGCGAACCATAATGCCGAAGAAGGCACGGTTGATCTTGAGTTCCACGGTGAAGAAGGGGATTACCAGTAATGAAAGAGCTTGAGTTAAAGAAACCGATTACCGCTCATGGCGAGACACTCTCCGTACTGGAGTTTGATGAGCCCACCGGGAAAGATGTCCGCGAGCTGGGGTATCCCTACCAGATGAATCAGGATGAGTCCGTCAGACTTCTGGCACATGTGGTATCGAAATACATTGTGCGGCTGGCGAAAGTGCCGCAAAGCTCTGTCGACCAGATGTCTCCGGCAGACCTGAATGCAGCGGCGTGGCTTGTGGCTGGTTTTTTCCTCCAGGCCTGACGGCTGAATACCTCACTGATCGCTTCTTTGACTGCGCCAGCTACTGGCGCATTAATCCCTTCGAATTGCTGAATATGCCGATCAGTGAAATTCCCTTGCTGGTCAGTCAGGCAAACAGGATAGAGCAGGAGAAACGCACACATGGCGGAATTTGAGCTTAAGGCGTTGATCACCGGTGTCGACAGGCTTTCTCCCGCGCTGTCGAAAATGCAAAAGAAAATCCGGGGATTTAAACGTCAGGCGGAAGAAGCGTCACAGGGTGGGCTGGCGCTTGGTGGCGGACTGGCAGCGGGTCTGACGCTTTCCCTGAAATCTTATGCCGATCAGGAAAACGCCGCCACCGGGCTGAAAGTCGCCATGATGGATGCGAACGGCGAGGTTGGAAAGAGCTTTCAGGACATCAATAAACTGGCTATTGGCCTGGGTAATCAGCTACCCGGTACAACGGCTGATTTCCAGAACATGATGCAGATGCTGGTGCGTCAGGGGATCCCGGCAGAAAACATTCTTGGCGGTGTGGGTAAAGCGACAGCTTATCTTGCGGTACAACTGAAAAAAACACCGGAAGCGGCTGCCGAGTTTGCCGCAAAGATGCAGGATGCTACCGGAACGGCGTCAGAAGACATGATGGGGCTGTTCGACACTATCCAGAAGGCGTTTTATCTGGGCGTTGACGATACCAACATGTTGTCCTTCTTCACTAAAACCAGCTCTGTTCTGAAGATGGTGAACAAGGACGGTCTTCAGGCTGCACAGAGCCTTGCCCCCATCAGCGTCATGATGGATCAGATGGGGATGAACGGGGAGTCGGCAGGTAACGCCCTGCGAAAAGTTATCCAGTCCGGATTAAGCGTTAAGAAAATCAGGGACGTCAATAAAATCATGGCCCGCCAGAAACTCGGGGTACAGCTCGATTTTACTGACGGCAAAGGGAGTTTTGGCGGTCTTGATAACATGTTCAGGCAACTGGCAAAGCTGCGAAAACTGACCGACGTTAAGCGAACAGGCGTACTTAAGGCAATATTTGGTGATGATGCCGAAACCCTTCAGGTGGTCAATGCACTAATCGATAAAGGAAAGGATGGCTACGATCAGATCCAGCAGAAGATGAATAAACAGGCCAGCCTGAATAAACGTGTTCAGGCTCAGCTTGGTACGCTGTCCAACCTGTGGGAGGCAATGACGGGGACCGCAACTAACGGTCTTGCAGCTATTGGCGGCGCATTTTCTGGTGACGCCAAAAATATCACGCAGTGGCTGGGGGAGTTGGGGGAGAAATTCACGAAGTTTGCGGATGAAAATCCCCGGGTTATTCGCGGCGTCGTCGGGCTTGCTGCCGGTCTTGCGATTCTGAAACTGGGATTGATGGGCGTGGGCAGTGCCATCAGTATTGTCAGCAGGATTATGTCGATGACGCCGATTGGCATGATTGCGACGGCGATTGCTCTGGCTGCGGGATTAATTATCACTAACTGGGATGTTGTCGGACCTTATTTCAAGAAGCTCTGGGAAACCATTGGTCCTTATTTTGAGGCTGGCTGGGAACTTCTGAAGAAGGTTTTTGCCTGGTCGCCGCTGGGGATGGTGATCAATAACTGGGGACCGGTTGTTAAGTGGTTTCAGGATATGTGGGATAAGCTGAAGCCAATTATTGAGTGGTTTACCGACAGTTCCGGTGACACGGTCGATGCCATTAACTCTGCGCAGTGGGGCGCGGGTGCTTATGATGCTTATGGGACGGGAATACCGGCGCGGGGATACACACCTTATCCGGCGGTAGATCTGGCTCAGTCAAACAACGTCTCCGATGCCACAGGCCCGAATCCCTTCATGATTAACAAAGCTTCTGCGCCAAAAGTTGATGGTGAGATCAAGGTATCATTTATAAATATGCCACCAGGTATGCGGGTTACGGAAACACGCTCCAGTGGCATTGATATAAATCACGATGTTGGCTATACCCGATTTTGGTAGCCAGGATTCCCCTCACAGGTATTGCTGGTTGTAAGTCATAAATAGAGTGATAGAATTAATGCACATTTAGAAAAATGTTAATAGGCGAAAAATGAAAGGCTATATCACAGCAAGTGTAATTCTTGGAGCAGCGGCTGTTTTTTCATCTCTCATAATCTCTGGCAACATCTCCTTTAAAGATGAACATATTATTCAGTTATCTGGAGGAGCCATAAAACTTGGTGATGTTTATAAAGAAAATAAATTGATAAGTGCAAAGATTATTTTTCCAGATAATCAGGGTGAACAGATTCTTGTTGTCGACGGCAATCCTGAAAACTTTAAGGAGGATTTTCAGGAGAAATTAAATAAAGTAATAAAAACTTTAAATGCGTCAAAGAAAAAAGATGAAGAGAAAGTTAGCCTGGATAATTTAAGTGTTATTGAAGAGTCTAAACTAGAGCTCGTTTCTGCGGTGCGTTACTCTGCTCAGTATGTTCCTATGTTTACTCTGACGCTGGACAAAAAAGAAATTACCATGCCTAAAAATACGGTAATATTTCCATTTGCCAGCGATGAAACAGCTAAGTATTTAAATGAACAACAGCAAAAGTATAAAGATTCGTTGTTTCTGACTCGCTAATTAATAAAATTCATTACAAGGCCACCTTCTAATAGGTGGCTTTTTTATTTTCGGAGTGTATATGACGTGGAAAGACAGGCTTCAGGATGCGTCATTTCGAGGTGTGCCGTTTAAGGTTGAAGAAGAAAGTGCGGGAACCGGCCGTCGTGTGGAAACACACGAATATCCGAACCGCGACAAACCCTATACCGAAGATCTGGGAAAAGTCACTTTCCGCCCGTCCATCACGGCTTATGTGGTGGGAGATGACTGCTTTGACCAGCGCGATCGCCTGATTGACGCGCTGAATAAACCCGGTCCCGGCACGCTTGTCCACCCGACATACGGTGAGTTGAAAGTCTGTGTTGACGGGGAAGTTCGGGTCAGCACATCGAAGAGTGAAGGGCGTATTGTCCGCTTTGACCTGAAGTTTGTCGAAGCGGGAGATCTCTCTTACCCCACATCAGGCGTGGCGACGGCGCAGACGCTGATGTCATCCTGTTCTGCACTGGATGACTGCATCAGTGACAGCTTCAGCGGTTTCAGTATCGATGGCGTGGCGGATTTTGTGCAGAACGACGTTATCGGTAATGCCAGCACAATGCTTGGGTATGTTTCTGATGCGATGAAAGTGGTGGATTCTGCCGTATCGGATGCCGCCAGGCTGTTGCAGGGTGATATCTCGGTACTTCTGCCGCCGCCATCGTCAGGCAAAAATTTCGTTGAGCAGGTGCAGAAAATGTGGCGTACCGGGAAACGCCTTTATGGTAACGCCAGCGACCTGGTCACCATGATCAAAACGCTTTCCGGTGTCAGCCTCGGCAGCGATCTGCAACCGCGCGGCGTCTGGAAAACGGACAGTAAAACCACCGCCACGGCGACGCAGCAGCGTAACGTGGTTGCCAGCACCCTTCGTACGACCGCAATCAGCGAAGCGGCGTATGCCGTCATCCGATTGCCTGCGCCAACAACTTCCGCGGTGATGCAGAATGCCACAGTGGGGCAGGCAACAACACCCGCGCAGAGCACTGGCTGGCCTTTCGTCACGCATCCGGTACTGAACAATGCACCGGCGGTGAAAAACACGGTTGACCTGCCGACGTGGGAAGAACTGACTGACATTCGCGACACACTGAATACGGCAATTGATAAGGAGTTGTCCCGTACAACCAGCGATGCGCTGTTTCTGGCGCTGCGCCGGGTGAAAGCAGATCTGAATGCGGATATCAACACGCGCCTTGAACAGTCTGCACGGATCATTCAGCGCACACCGGATGAGGTTTTACCCGCGCTGGTGCTGGCGGCGACCTGGTTTGATAACGCGGCGCGTGACGCGGACATTATCCGGCGTAATGCCATTACGCATCCCGGCTTTGTGCCGGTGATCCCTCTGAAGGTGCCAGTGCAATGAACGACAATGTCACGCTACGGGTAAATGGCCGGGAGTGGAATGGCTGGACATCGGTGCGCATCGGTGCCGGTATTGAACGGCTGGCGCGGGATTTCAGTGTGGAGATCCCCCGCCAGTGGCCGGGTGATGAGGGTATTACCACGCTTCAGCCGCGCATTAAAAACGGTTCAAAAGTGGAGGTGCTGATTGGTGATGAGCTGGTGATCACCGGCTGGGTGGAGGCGACGCCCGTTCGTTACGATGCCCGTTCGGTCAGCACCGGTATTGCCGGACGTAGTCTGACGGCTGACCTGATTGACTGTGCAGCCGAACCGACACAGTTTAACGGACGATCACTGGTACAGATTGCGCAGGCGCTTGCTGCGCCCTTCGGCATTGAGGTGGTGAACAGCGGTGCGCCGTCGGGTGTTATTCCTGATGTCCAGCCTGATCACGGTGAAACGGTGATCGAGGTGATTAACAAAATACTCGGTCAGCAGCAGGCGCTGGCTTATGACGACCCGCACGGCAGGCTGGTGATTGGCGGTATTGGCTCAACGCGGGCACATACCGCGCTGGTACTCGGGGAAAACATCCTTTCCTGCGATACGGAGAAGAGTATCCGGGAGCGATTTTCTGTTTACCAGGTAGCGGGGCAGCGTGCCGGAAACGACGATGATTTCGGTGAGGCCACCACCACCGCGCTGCGGGCCCGCACAGAGGACGCATTTATTGCCCGTTACCGTCCGATGTATATCAGGCAGACAGGGCAGGCTACGGGGGCAGGTTGTATTGCCCGTGCGGACTTTGAGGCCCGACAACGGGCGGCGCGGACGGATGAAACCACCTATGTGGTGCAGGGCTGGCGACAGGGTAACGGTACGCTGTGGCAGCCCAACCAGCGGGTGATTGTCTTTGATCCGGTCTGTGGTTTCGACAATACCGAACTGCTTGTTTCGGAAGTCACGTTTACTCAGGACCAGAACGGCACCCTGACGGAAATCCGTGTCGGCCCGCCTGATGCTTATCTGCCTGAACCCGAAGCCCCCGGCGCGCGGAAAAAGAAAAAAGCCAGAGTACAGGAGGACCCGTTCTGATGAGGACGATTGAAGCCATGCAGCGACAACTCCTCGGCCTGATTGGGCGGGCCGTGGTGAAAAGCATCAGTGCCGCCACGAAATGTCAGACCGTGGATGTGTCCCTGATTGCCGGTGAACCCAAAGCCGGGGTTGAACATCTTGAACCCTACGGTTTTACCGCAAGGGCAAACAGCGGTGCGGAAGCGGTTGTGTTGTTTCCGGATGGCGACCGTTCTCATGCGGTGGTTGTTACGGTGTCGGACCGTCGCTACCGCCTGAAAGGGCTGCAGACGGGCGAGGTGGCTGTCTATGACGATCAGGGGCAGTCCGTGACGCTGACCCGGGAGGGGATCGTGGTGGACGGTGCAGGTAAAACGATCACGTTTCGCAATGCACCTGAAGCACGTTTTGAAATGGACCTGGAAGTGACCGGACAGGTGAAAGACCTGTGCGACTCCGGCGGCACCACCATGTCAGCGATGCGGCTTGCCTATAACGGGCATCGTCACAGAGAGAACGGTCAGGGCAGTAACACCGACAAACCGGATAAAGCGATGGAGGCATGATGGAACTGTGGCTGACGGTGAACGGTAAACGCACCTGCGCCAGCGCACCGCTGGATCCGCTGACCCGCTCCGTGGTGATTTCCCTGTTTACCTGGCGGCGGGCGGAGCCTGATGACAACGCCGACGTCCCGATGGGATGGTGGGGGGATACCTGGCCTGCGGTACAGAATGACCGTTACGGCTCCCGACTGTGGCTGCTTCAGCGCAGCAAACTGACCAATCAGCTGGTGCAGACGGTAAGGGGGTATATCCGCGAATGCCTGCAATGGATGATTGATGATTGCGTGGTGTCCCGTATTGATCTGGATATCCGCCGCACCGGGATTAATGAACTGGGTAACAGTATCACTCTCTGGCGTCGTGACGGACCGGTAATGATTTCTTTTGATGATCTGTGGAGTGCGATAACGCATGGCGGACAGTGAATTTCAGCGCCCGACGCTGGCAGAAAATATCAGTATGCTCCGTAACGATTTATTCGCCAGGCTGGACGTCAGCGACACGCTCCGGCGCATGGATGAAGACGTGCGGGCAAAGGTGTATGCGGCGGCGCTGCATACGGTTTACGGTTACATCGATTATCTGGCAATGAACATGCTGCCTGACCTGTGCGATGAGTCCTGGCTGGCGCGACATGCTGCGATGAAACGGTGTCCGCGCAAGGGGGCCACGGCTGCCAGCGGGTATATGCGCTGGGAAGGTGTCAGCGATGGCCTGAAGGTGACCGCCGGGAGTGTTATTCAGCGCGATGACCTGGTTCAGTACACGGCAACTGCCGATGCAACCAGCTCCGGTGGTGTCCTGCGCGTGCCGATCGCCTGCTCAAGTTCAGGCGCGGTCGGTAACGCTGACGACGGTACGTCATTAATCCTGGTCACGCCGGTGAATGGTCTGCCGTCTTCCGGTGTGGCTGACACCCTGACAGGCGGATTTGATACTGAAGATCTGGAAACGTGGCGCGCCCGCATCATTGAGCGGTATTACTGGACGCCGCAGGGCGGGGCTGACGTGGACTATGTCGTCTGGGCTAAAGAAGTGCCCGGCATTACCCGCGCATGGACATACCGTCACTGGATGGGAACGGGAACTGTCGGTGTGATGATTGCCAGCAGTGACCTGATTAATCCCATTCCGGAAGAATCAACGGAAACGGCGGCAAGACAACACATTGAGCCACTGGCCCCGGTGGCAGGCTCTGATTTGTATGTATTCAGGCCGGTGGCGCATAAAGTGGATTTTCATATCCGCGTGACGCCGGACACACCGGAAATACGGGCTGCCATCACCGCAGAGTTGCGTTCGTTCCTGCTGCGTGATGGTTATCCTCAGGGAGAACTGAAGGTATCGCGTATCAGTGAGGCGATTTCCGGTGCGAACGGGGAATACAGCCATCAGTTGCTTGCCCCGGCGGACAATATCTCCATTGCAAAAAATGAACTGGCGGTTCTGGGGACGATTTCATGGACGTGACAAACGATGATTACATCCGCCTGTTATCGGCACTGTTGCCGCCCGGTCCTGCATGGTCAGCCAGCGATCCGGCGATTGCCGGTGCGGCACCTTCATTAACCCGCGTTCATCAGCGTGCGGATGCCCTGATGCGGGAGCTGGATCCGCGCACCACCACTGAACTGATAAACCGCTGGGAGCGTCTGTGCGGTCTGCCGGATGAATGTATTCCCGCAGGGACACAGACCCTTCGCCAGCGTCAGCAACGGCTGGATGCGAAGGTTAATCTGGCGGGCGGCATCAATGAGGATTTTTACCTTGCACAGCTTGCTGCCCTGGGCAGACCAGACGCCACTATCACGCGATACGATAAAAGCACGTTCACCTGCTCATCGGCCTGTACTGACGCAGTGAATGCGCCGGAATGGCGGTATTACTGGCAGGTCAACATGCCAGCCGCCACCAACACCACCTGGATGACATGTGGCGATCCCTGTGATTCCGCACTGCGTATCTGGGGCGACACCGTTGTCGAGTGCGTGCTTAACAAACTCTGCCCTTCGCATACCTACGTAATTTTTAAATATCCGGAGTAATCCATGCATCGTATAGACACGAAAACCGCGCAGAAGGATAAGTTCGGCGCGGGTAAGAACGGTTTTACCCGTGGTAACCCCCAGACCGGCACACCTGCCACCGATCTGGATGATGACTACTTTGACATGTTGCAGGAAGAACTTTGTAGCGTGGTGGAGGCCTCCGGTGCCAGCCTGGAGAAAGGGCGGCATGACCAGATGCTTACCGCACTTCGTGCGCTGCTGTTAAGCCGCAAGAATCCGTTTGGCGATATCAAATCGGATGGCACTGTGCAAACGGCTCTCGAAAACCTTGGTTTGGGAGAAGCGGCAAAACGGAATGTGGGCACAGGGGAAAATCAGATACCGGACATGGTTTCATTTAGTGGGGTGAGGGATTATTACGGAAAACAACTTTTGCCAGGAGGGTTGATACTCCAGTGGCTGACGATTCCATCAAGTGCAGCAGCCAAAGCTGTAACACTGAATAATGGTAATTATCAGCTGTCAGGCTATAAATGGCCCCAGTCATTTGGTGTCCTGTTTGCTGTGTTTGCCACAAAAGTTTCTGGCTCGACTAACGAAGCATACGCAATCTCAGTTAATCGTCACTCTACCGATGTAATTGTCACCTGGAATGCCCGTAAGGCTGATGATGTCCATATTTTAGGAATTGGGAAATTATGAAAATGAAATGGTCCCCATCTGTTCAGGGATTTTTCTCTGAAAACAACAGCGATATTCCCGATGATGCTTTCGATATTGAAGATGCTCTTTATTATGAACTTATGAATGGTCAGAGTACGGGGAAAATTATTATCAATAGCCCGGATAACTACCCTGTACTTACTGAATATCCAGCGAAGACACATGAACAGGAAATAGCTGAAGCGGAGGGAATGAAAAATATACTTATTGAACAGGCCAACGATTATATGAACAGTAAACAATGGCCTGGTAAAGCGGCTATTGGCCGGCTGAAAGGTGAGGAACTGGCACAATATAATTTGTGGCTGGATTACCTGGACGCACTGGAACTGGTCGATACTTCCGGTGCGCCAGATATTGAATGGCCTACACCTCCGGTAACTCAGGCCAGCTAATCTCAGGAGCCGTCGAAGTGTCGACGGCTTTTACTTCTTTTTTGTAGTCCATCCAGGCAGATAGTTTTTCTTTATCTGTACTGCTGATATCACCAAGCATTAATTC